AGAGGTTTTTAAGAAGTATTCTAATCCACTACAATTAAGTGAGCGTGGAATTAAACTAACAGCAATGTTAGATAATGAAGTAGGTTATGAAGCTCCAACTTTAGCAGAAATGCCAGAGGATGAGGAGATCATAGTAAATTAGACACAGTGAGTCGTGTCTAGCGACATGGATGTTGCAAATTAGGCTGGTGAGGAATTCAGGGGATGGGGCATAGAGGTCGTAAACATGGTGTAGCCAGCCTTTTTCATATATAAATAATATTAATCATAAATAATAGAGGTAATATGAGTAATTCTACAGATAAACTATTTCCAGAAGAATTAGCAGAAAAAATCAAGAACCGAGTTTTAGTAGATATAGAAATATCTAGATTAACTCCTAATCCAGTTAATCCGCCAGAAAGAACTGCTAGTAATTCATCTTTTCTATCACTTAAAAAGGGTATAAGGGAACTTGGAGTTTTAGAAACAATACATTATTGCGGTGATACTATGACACTTATTAATGGTCATAGAAGAGCAATATGTGCTAAAGCAAACAATATTGAATCATTATCAGCATATCGTTATGATGGGTTATCCAAAATAGAGCGAGACATCTTATTCAAGCATTTGAATACTACATCAAACTCATATTCAGGATCACAAATGCTCCACACCTTTCTATGTGGCGGTACTGTTGAAGACAGAGTGGCAACTGAGTGTAATAGTATTATTGAAATAGGTGACTATGAGAAAATTGGCGTAGGTATGGAATATCTTCAAACAATACGTGATAAAAGGAAAAGTCCCAGTTCTTTCCTAAGTGGCATATATATGTATTGTAAAGTAATTGGCGACCAATCTATGAGAGAGAAGAATAAAGTCCTTTATTGGATGTTAAATGTAGGAACTGCTCATAGAATAAAATCACTTATATCACTAAAATGTCCAGCACATCTAATAAAGAAAGCAGTTAATACCAAGAAACCAGTTATGGGAACTTGGGTAATTACTGCTGGATAATCTAATCAATAACTATAAAAGGTAATATGAAGAAAAAAGAAATGCATGAAGCAACAAAAGGAGAACATACTACCACATATAATCCAGATATAGACGATATTCTACATCTTATACAATTAGAAACACAATTTGATAAAGGATGGATTTCTGATGTAAAAGAAGAAAGAATAAAAGCAATTGAATGGGGATTAAAAGTGCTACAATATCAAGAATTAACAGAAGTAAGTTTCTATTTAGAACGAATAAGAGATGAATTAATTGCAATTCGCTCAGCAATATATGATACAGGTGGCGAATAATCAATAATCATTAAAATATAGAGGTAATATGAAGAAACAAGGAAGACCAAAATTAAG